ATAGAAGAACCATTCGATATCTGCCCAGTTCATCATGTAGTTCTGGATAAATTCACGGTTAGCTTGTAATTGCTTACGAGCATTTCTTCTATTTACATCAATAGCTGCGTTATCACTAAAGTCGATTTTAGAACCAACAACGATAACTGCGTCATTTGTAACATCTATAAGAGTGTGTGCACCGTTATAACCGGTTGAACCAACATTCAACGTAATAGTTGTCGATGTTGTTGAAATGATTGGCAGCAATGATTTGAAAGCAGGATCTGTTTTTCTTGGGTGCTTATATTGTAACTGATTACCATCTGTATCACAAATGAAAGTGAATGACTCTGGAGAAAGAAGAATGTATCTTCCAACTTCAAGAGTGTGTGTTCCAATAGTAATTACAAATTCACCTGTTGCTGTATTATATGTTGCAGCAGTAGGAGTAAACTTGTCACCTTCAAATTTAAGAATATCAATTATTTCGTTAAACTTATCATAAGCTTCTACAGCGAAGCTTGAAGAAATAGGCTCAACAATCTTGTCAGTTGTCTGACGTAGTCTTTCGTATGCTGCAACAGTTTCTTCGCGTTGTGCACCAATTACATTCTTAGCTGCTTTAAAGTAATAAGCATTACCAGCTGTCACTGAGTTGTAATTAGTGTCAAGGATTGTGTCGTACTTAACAGCAGGAAGAATAAATTCTCTTACATCGCGCTTACATTTAACGCTATCATAAGCATAGAATTCTTCGTTATTATCTAACCAATCGATAAATTCTTCAATAATGAATTCGCGGTTGTCTTGTACAAGTTCACGAGCTGCTACTGCAGAACTAACACCAGTGTCTGCAAAAATAATTGGAGCAGCAAATTCTTCACCATTCTGAAGAACATTCAATGTCTCATTAAGTGAAGCATCAACTCGATCTCTAACTTCTTGGTTAGTATTTTCGAAGATAAAATTAACAGAATCTTTTAGATGTTCAATAGAACCAACAGTCTCTGTAAGCTGTTCATTAACAACTACATAAGAAATTGGTGAACGATATGTGATGCCGTTTAGACGACCCCAGTAATTACTATTTGTAGCTACGTCATAACCTGTATTATCTACAATAATACCAGTGTCACGGAAGCACTTATCTGCGTTATAACCTTGATAACCTAAACCGCCAGAAGATGTATTTGAAGTTAAGAAGTCGATCATATCATCGATAATTTCTTCTTTGCTTGCAGCAATAGAATCTGCAAATGATGTATTAGAAAGAAGATTTGCTTCGTTAGCTGATGCAGGTCTAATGATAACTGTGTTACCACGAGCACGCATTGAGATGTCGCCGAACTGTGAACCTGAGTTGTTCAAAGTCATTTGGCCACCATCAAGAGCAAAGAACGCTTGACGTGTAAAGATTGAAAGTGAACCAATACCGTTAACACCAGCACCGTTCTTAGCAACGTAACCTGTACCGTTTTGAGTACGTGGGGTGAAACCGAAGCAAAGTACGTATGTGAATAATGAGTCTGTATCTAGAACAGCACGGTCAGCTAAAAGACAACCGCCGCCACGACCAACAAGTCTGTTAGGGAAGTCGTCAATACCAACGCTTTCAACGGTACCAGTACCTCCACGTTGAGCAAACAACATGTCACCTGGACTTACATTACCTTTAAGGTTACGAACATAAATTTGTCTATTTGCGTCAATATCTGTAACGTATGAAATATAACCACTTGCACCACTTGAGAATGTAACTTCATCGTCAACTTCAAATAAGTTTTGTGGAGAGTGACCAACTTCTAAATAGAATTCTTGTCCTAAGTCAAGAATTGTGCCTTTTGAGTTAAAAGGATTTAATGGTGGTTCAATATCTAAACGATTAAAGTTTGAAAGCTGCGTTGAGTCACGAAGGTAAGGCGAACGTCGAAGAAAAGCACCAGGACGATAAGCAATCGCAAATCCACCTTCTGGCTGGTCGAAGTTATCAACTTCAAAGTTCATGTATGAGAAACCTTGAACGTAGCAACCAGAACCAACTAAGACGCCGTTAGTACGTTCATAACCTGGTTTCTTCTGAATAACTGTAGCATATTGACCAGCAGTAGATGTCATTGAACAATCGTCTGGTAACATAATTGGCTCATCAACGTAGTAAGTACCTGGACCTACTGAGATGTGAACAGCATTGTTAAGATCGTTACGGTTGTAAGAACCACCTGCTTTTTCTAAAGCAATTTCTTCAGCGCGCTTTAATGTACGAACTGGCTTAAGGACAGTACCAGGATCTCTATCATCACCATCTGATGCAACGTAAACTTTAAGAGCGCTTGCTGTTGTATTTGAAACTTCTTCGTACAGTTGACGATAAGTCATCTTCTCTGTTTCACCAGTTTTAACGTTCTTTATAGCAAAATAACTATCTTCGTCAAGTAAAGGTTCAAATACTTTAGTAAGATTCATATCAAAATCTACTAGAGTTGAATCCTCAATAATAGAATTTGCAATATTTGATTCTTCGATATCAGAATTTGAAATAGTTGATCTTTGCTGAGCTAAACCGTCAGAAGAAGAACTTGAGATCTGAATATTTTGTGCAATAACATTATTCATCGCACCAGTCATGGTAGCGTTTTCTAATACTGGATTAGTAAATACGTTATTGTTACCAGTGCCGTCTGAGAAATCAGAATTGGTAATTGTAATATTGTTAGCAGTACTATCAAAAATAGCACCGTTTGAGAAAGTAGAATCAACAATATTTGTTGCAATAATGTCGCCATTTGCAAAAGTAGTATCCCAAATTTGACCATTTGAGAATCTCGAATTAGTGATATCTACATTGTCTAAATCGGTATCTCTAATATTACCATTAGAGAAATCTGAATCTGTAATAGAAACGTTTGCTACAGTAGAATCAGAGATTGAACCGTTTGAAAAATCTGTCGTGATGATCGTACTGTTCGAGATTAAAGCATCTTCTAGAATCAGCTCATCAATAGTGATGTTTGTAAGGATCAGGTTGTTGGCAGTACCACCTTCAATCGTTACGTTATTATAGAACGAATCATCAATAGTAGAATTGGTAAAAATGTTGTTATTACCAGTGGAGTTGTCAAGTGCTCCAAAATCTACAATAGTATTTGTAAATACGTTATTGTTACCAGTGCCGTCTGAGAAATCTGAAGTTACAATGTCAACGTTAGCAACGTCTGATCCAACAATGAATCCGCCGATAAACGTACTTGTGGCAATAGTAGAGCCGGTAATTTCACCATTATTAAACTCGTTATTTTCCATAACGTTGTTATCAAGCGTTGAATTAAAGATTCGAACGCCTGAAATATTACCACCGGTAATGGTAATTCTATCAAAGATTTCATATTGTAGAGCTTGTACAAGTTCTTTTCTAGTGATGTTTTTGGTACCGTCATCACCTTGAATAAGGTTAACGATAACAAACAGGTCTTCAGAGCGAGTGTTGGCACCTTTAATTGGACCTAATTCTGAAATCTTTGACATTCGATGATACCCTTATTATATGTTTTCTTATATTTATAAATCGCTAGGAGTGACTGGTCCGCCAGCACCACTTGATTGCTCAATATATTTAGTGTAACCGTTTCTAGTATCTTTAGTAAACGTGATATATTGCTGATCCATTTCAGGCTGATAGCTATACTTCAACATACATCCAGTAGTATCAATGTTATCGATACCAAATTGACTGTTTTCAACGCTGCTAGTTAATCCAGAAAAAACAACATTTTGGCTGTTTAAAAATTGTCCTGTGGCTGTAAATCGTTGGCGTGTTTCTAATTTACTTTCCAAATCAAACCAATAATATTTGTACTGAGTAATTTGATTTGTTTGTGGATCAAAATAAAAACCTAGACCTTCTAATTTTTTATTGTTAGTATCTACTTCTAGATCTGATTGCGGAAATTTATTTGCTACCCATTCTGAATTATATTCGTAGGGTCTAATATAAAATCTCCAAGGACCTTGATCGCTAACACTATTTATATCTAATAATAGAGCTTTGCCATTTTGTAAAAATTCTTGCATAACAGACGGAGTAGTTTGTCCTAAGCAGGCTAAAACTTCACTAACGTGTTCAGTTAGCAGATACACACTTAATGTTTGTACGGAGTTTCTTTTTGCTAAAAGATAATAAAAGTCTTCTGATCCTGTTGGCAGGAATTCATTTGGTATAAGAGCTAACTTATCAAACTTAGTCTTTAGTTCGCTAGTAATACTAGATATATTTTTTGGTTGCATATAATCAATTAGCTAAAATAGAAATAAAAGGACGAGAACTATTAGACCATCCGAAGCTAACATCACCATAAGCAGGATCAGAATCTCGTTTAAAATCGCAAGTATAATACACTCGATAGTTTCTGCCGGATACAAGGTTTATTGTTCCTGCAGGCACAGTATATGTATTAAATAGTCCATTATATGTATTTGTATTAGTAGTGTTTCTTATTGTTCCAACTATTTGCTCTGTTTCGGCATCAAGTACCACGATACCAAAATTTCGTTGGTAATCGTAATAATAACGTGTTGAACTATAAGGACCAGGATCATAGTAAGAATATCCACAAGCTAATTGAACGTCCCAAGCTGCCGCAGAAAGTGTAGCATTGTCGTATCCGGCCGGTATTTCAATTAGAGTAGAGCCATTAGAATTTCTAGTGATATAATTGCCGCCTGTTGGGTCTATGTTACCGCCAAAATAAAGGTTGTCAGCTTCGTTGTAGGCGCTATAAATGCCAAACAATGAAAAACTGGTTCTGAATTCTTTAACAGCCCCATAAAAATTACTTAAACTAATTGCACCACCGCTGGGTACTTGTGTGCGCACTCCATTAGGGAAACCGTACGTAGTTAAAGGAACATTAGCTCCTCCGGCATAATACTCAGATAAGCTATTAGGATTTGCGCCACCAAATTCTGCTACAATATCATTAATATTAAGCGCGCCTGAAAGTTTAATAGCCATAATTTACTTCCCAATTTTTTCGTTTAATTCCTTGATCGCTTCAATTAACAAACCAATTACGTTCCCGTGACGCACAGCATAAATCTTTTCTCCAGTGTTTGGGTCTGTTGTTTCGTAAACAGCTTCAGGTAATACTTTTAAAAGTTCTTGTGCCATTACACCAGTCATTGGCGTATTTTTATCATGCTTATAATTAAAAGTATAACCGCCAAGTTGCAAAACTTTGTCTAAAGCATTTGTAATTGGTTTAATATTTTCTTTTTGTGTAATATCAGAAATAGATCCAAATGCTGTAATATCGCCAGTTGCAATAACGGTGCCAGCAGTGCCCGGTCCAACTTTAATGCTAGCAAAAGTAACGTTAGAAGCAGTTCCAACAGCCTGTCCAATTGCAATGACACCAGTATTTGCGTCATATGAAACACCAGTACCACCGCTAACCGAAGCTCTAGCTCTTGCTGTAGTAAAATACAAATTAACTGGATTTAATACTTTTTCTACTAACGAGTCTGCAGTATGATTTGTTAACGAACTAACTGTACCATTTACGTTACCGAAAAATGTTGCTGGAATATTAGCAGCAGGGCCGCCGTTTTCTAAAACTTTACCAGAACCATTTCCGCCGGTTGCTGCTGGATGATAAACGTCTCCAGTAAAGTTGCCAGCAAATGTTCCTGTAAAAGCACCATTAGCTGATACAAAAGTTGCAGTATTTGCAGTAAGCAAACCACCAACAGAAAGATCACCTGCAATAGTAAGATTAGTACCAATTTGAAGATCTGCGGATGTTATTAAGCTTGGTACTGTTAAGACACCAGCTGGCGACAACGAAAATTGTCCGCCACTACCAAAGTTCATTTGAAAATTAGCGTTAGTAGTATTATCGTAACCTATATCCCAAGATGTAACGTTATTAGTATATCTTGTTTTAGCACCACTAGCACCATATTCAAAAATGGCAGCTATTGGGCTTCCAGAAGCAGTTACTTTAACTCCATTTCCAAATACTACAGGTTGTCCTGGCGTTCTAGATTCAATATTATCTACCAATAATTCGTCAAATACCACAACAGTGTTTGCAGTAAATTCGCCAACTAGTGTTGCATCTCCAAACGTAGTATCACCCGAAACTGAGGCAGTAAGCGCAGAGTCACGAATAATGTCAACAATTTCATTGGTTTTATCTAACCAATTCTGAAATGTTTGCGTAGTGGTGATATTTTGAATACTGGGTTTTGACATTTAATTGTTCTCAATTTTTTCTAATCTTGCCGAAACGCGCCCTAGAGTTTCTCTTACCATAGTTAATTCTTTTGATAAGACTTCAACTTTTCGATAAAGCGCTCGTTCTGATTTATATTTATTTAGTGCAGCAATGTCTGTACTTAAAACAGCGCGACTAATTTCGTCTCTTACATAGGCTTGTGCTTGTATCATGTTAGTGCTATCCCTCTATAGTCTTTAACGAATGGTGCGTTATGAATATTATCTGCTAATAAGTCAATTCTAATTGCGAATTTTCTATAGCTTGAAAATGTTCCGGCCGAACTAGTGTATGTTAACACACCACCGCCATCTTTATTAGCATCAGCAACTTTGTATCTAAATTCTTTGTAGTCATTTAGATTAGATGATGAAGAATAAGTGTTAACACCTTCAAATAGTTCTAATTCAATCCAATCGATTGTATCAAATGCAGCGCTATCTTGTGTGTGCTGTGGTCTAATGTAAACTTTAATCTGAGTATTGTTTGGTCTATAACCAGTCAAGTACAGATTTAAATCTTCCGCGTCTAAACTTTCAGCCAATTCTATCATCTTAGAAATATACTTAGATGTAGTAGCAGAGTTGTTTGTAACTTTAAACTGGTACGCTAGTAATGTAGAAAGTTCTAAGTCAACAATAGGTGATGCTGTTGTATTAGATTGGTTTGACATTTCAACATTAATTTCAAACGGCTTTGGATTAATAAAGTTGTTTGATTTACTGTAAATGACAACACCTTTTCTAGTAAAAGCATTGTTATCACCAAATTGCATTGGCATATTGTAAGTATTAACAACGTTAGCAGGATCTGTAAATGTACCATTAATAGTGGTATTAGTTACAGCGTCATTTGCTTTTTGAATTAACGGTTGTACATAACTTAAGTTGATATTATTAACACTTCCAATTGTGCCTTCAGTTCCACTTGAAACACCAACAATTACATCGCCAGCTAAAAATGGCTTGCTTGGTGTAGATGAACTTTCTTTAACATGCAGTTCAGAACGATTATATTTATTGTAATGAGAAACAACACCGGCAACAACTGGAACTCCTGTACCATTTGACACTGCAAATGATGTTGGCTTAGTTGTAGTTAATTGAGTTGAACTATCAACACTAGCAATTTTAAATATATCAGAACGACCGCCTGAATTACTTACAAGAATATAATCACCGGCTGAATAGTCAACGTTAAAGTCATTACCTGACTGTGTAATTACGCTTGTATTTAGAACCATACTTACTGTATAACCAGCAGAAACTGCCTTATATACATATTCGCCAGCAACAAATCTTCCGTCCCAATTACTTAACGTAAAGAACTCGTGATCGTCGTTGGTAAGAGTAACTGTACCAGTTGCAGCATTAAAGTCATGACGATATAACGTAAACTTGAGATCTTCATCTTGTACTGAAGACCATGCTCTGTTGTTTGTTGAAGTGAATAATACACCATCACCCCAGTCCATAACAACTGATTGACCTTGTGTTGGCCCTGCTGTAAGATCTGTACCACCAACTTTTGATGTAAAGTGTAAGTAGTTTGGATCATTAGCATCTGGTTCAATAACAACCGCGTATTCTTTTTCAACGTCCATTCTAACTGGAGCATCAAAGTTTACTTCTGTAATTGCAGTTGCATCATCTGAAACATTAACATCAGTAGCTGCGATATGCAATTTAGAGAATGGAAGAATAATTGCAGATGGATAACCATTAACAACTTCTCTAAGTGTAATAGTAACGCCGTTTGTTGCACTCTTTCTCTTGAAATATAAATCTATTTTAGAAATGAATACGCTGTTAGATCCACGACCCATACCCTTCTTAATAAAGAATGTTTGAGCTAACGGGTCACCAGCTTCAGTAACTGACTGAACGCGTGCTGCTAGGTTTCTAGAAGTTGCTGTTTCGTTAACAGTAAATTCTGGCATTCTAGTTGAAATAGTAGTTTTACTTGTTGAAATATTATATGCATGATAAGTAATATTTGCTTTAGAAGTAGAAGCAGATTCAATACTAGAATATTGATTAACGTCAACCACTGTTAAAACTCTATCCCCAACAAAGAATTGTCCTTCTGGAATTGTAAATACTGCTCGTAAAACACCGTTACTATCAGCAAGTACTGCACCGCCTGCTGTACTAAATTTTTCAACATTGCGGGCAGAATCTGCAGATGTTCCTGGAGAAACATGCGTATTAACATCGACACCATCAAAGAAGAAATAATGTCTTGCCCCAGGACGCAAACCAGAGATAAAGATTTTTACATCTCTAGATCTCATGTATGGCTGGAAATTAATGTTAGTTACAAAGTCACCAACTGCGTTAACATCACCATCATTTACAGCAAGAGTTTGTATAATGCCAGCTTCAGTTCTAGGTGTAGTTGTAGTTGTAGTTAAACCAGCAACAGTTGTTGTCGATCTACCTTCAGTAACTTGACCAGACCAAATTGTTCCGGTAATAGGGAAAACTTCTTGCAAATCTTGGAATACTGACGCGATATCAATAGTAAGTGGTACTGGATTTGTAACAGTATCATGAGCCATGTCGTGACTTGGAGAAATAAAAGCGTTGCCTTGATATTTCCAGAAGTTGCTTACGCAGTTTCTAAAATTAGTTGCGTAAGGCTGACCTAGTAATTTTACATGAGCATTTCTACTTAATGTTGCAACTTCAGCATCATTAACACTTGGGAAAATAGAAGCGCTACTACCAGACTTATATCTTAAATCAAGTGGAAACGTATTTAGCGCAGGTGTAAGAATCTTTTTGTCAAAGTGAATAGCGGCTTTATGATTAGGATCATTCGTGTTTGCTATTCTAGCATCATTCATCGGATCTACGATATAACCATTCTTAAATCTTGTTAATCCATTTTCATCTAAAATCATAAGATTTTCAGAATCTTGTTCTAACTGGTTAAGACTGATATAGTATTCTAGACCTTCAATTCTTTTCTCAATTTTTTCAATGTCGCGCATTGTATAGTTTCTAGTACCTTGCGGAGTTACTTGAACAGCGCAAGAAAACTTACCTTGTTCAGCAGCTTCTTTTTGGCTTAACGCTGGATAACCTGGAATATAAATCTGAGATAGAATTATTTCGTCTTCGCTTATTCTTGGGGTAATTGGACGTTGATCTTCTTCACCTTTAATCAAAGATGCTTTACCATATGAATCCATTGTAATTGCATCGATTCTCGATAAGTAATGTTCAATGTCACAAGTAATACTAGATTGAATTGATGGTACTAAATAATTGCCACTAAATGATTTATCATATGCACCAACTGCAGTAGCAACGATACCAGCAGATGATACTGTTAAATCAGTATAATCTACCAGCGGGTCTCTATCAACATGTGGTCTGAAGTCAAAACAATTTCTTAAACTGAAAAGTACTCCACTGCTTGAAGTATATGTATCAAGATCTGAAGAACGAATTTTACCAGAAGGTAACACCGGCGTCACATCATCAATCGGATAACTATTAACTGTAAAGAAATTTTGACCAGTAGAAGTATTAACCTGGAATACGCCAAGTTTAATTACGAGCTGTTGCCCGTTTGCTGGTCTTGGGCGACCAGGAATATATTCCATGTATGAAATATCGTAGTAGTGATCTGTTTCATTCTGATACAGCTTAAAACTATCGGTGTAATCTGTTCCGCCAACACCTGCTGTTATAGAAATAATTTTATAAACATCTGGGAAACCAAGACTATACACAGTCTTTACAGTAGTATGATTAACTTTTATGAACGGTTGTACAGCAACTTTATTATGAGGTGTTGCAACAAGAATTCTTTTGTTAAAGTAAATATCTATACCAGGATCAGATCCAGCTGAAGGGTCTAAATTAATTGTAAGCTGCGAGTTGTTAAGACTTGTAGAATAATTTAAAACAGGGATAAATGTATTAGAAGCATCTACAACTACAATATCACCTTGGTTTAAACCAAAGTCTTCGCCAACAGATGCAGTAAGAGTAACAGAGTTATTAGCTTGTACAGCTGACACTTGAGATCTTACAGGAAGAGTTGTGTCAGTTATTTCCTTGATATACGGAGTACCTGTATCAAAAACAACAGCAGCTTTTGAATTAGATTTAACTGTAGAATTTGCAGCAATAGTAATTATACCGCTACTTGAAACTACGCGAACTACAGATCCAAAAACGTTTGGCGAAATCATTTGTACACCAAACAAATATAATTTAGTTGGTGTGATGTTTCTTATATGAGCTTCACCAATTTTTACTCCACTAACGTTTTGTAAATCTGCTGTTGCATAATTAATATCTACTGTACCACTGATGTCTACAATATCAACATATGAACCATAATCAACCGTAGTTGCTTGGTTTTGCTGTAAAGTAGTATTTTGAACTTGATCAATTGTAAAATCAATTTGACCATTGTTTACTACTCTAAATCCTTTAACGTAAGCAGTACCCTTACCAAGCAAAGCTACAAGCTGATCGTTTCTACGATCTAAATCAACTTTAAATTTGTCTAGAATGTAATTGCCAGATTCTTCATATGTTCTTTTTGCTAATTCTTCTGCAATTGAGTTAAACTGAGTAACATCACGCAACTGAACAGCAGAACCGTTTTGGTAACGAATAAGAGTAAAGAAAGTTGGATCTAAGTCTGCGACTGGAGTAGCTCTTGCAACTAGCTCTGGAACCATTCTAAGTCTATCAGCTCCTGGCGCGTTTTCGTTTGCAGAGCCGTTAGCATTGTCATTTAAGCTATTATCTTGTAAAGAGCTAATTAGACTTTCTAAAACCTCATAACCAACTGAAACATCATCTGGTTGATCTGTGTATTTAGAAACTACAAGTGTCTGATCTGCAGTAAATAAGAAATGTCCTTTTTGGAAAATAACACCAGACGATGCTCTAATACCAAATGATCTTCCTGTTGGCGCTACTTGAAGAGTAACGTTAATATTCTGAATATTTAGTTCTGTACTGTAAAGAGTAGAACCATTATATTTTTTACGACTAATTTGTAAGTTTTCGCCAGGTATAAACGCTTTATAGCTACTTGTTTCATTAGTATTTAAGTAGTTAATAAAAAATGTGTTAAGATCTGGTGGGCGAGTTTCAAAACCACGAGACGCTGTAATAATAGAAGCTATAAGACCCGACTGAACACCTTGTATTTCGTATACAACATCAATTTCAGTTTCAATACCAGAAAGAATTTCTGTACTAGGTCCACTAATATATGACTCAACGTCAAATCCAGTTTTGTCAACAAGTTTTACGTACTGCAATCCATTAAGCACTGTAAAGTTACAGCCTTTAATAATTGTACCTTCTTGGTAAATATTGTCACCAAACTGCTCTACCTGGTTTTGAAGAATCGTTTGAAGTTGAGTTAGTTCACGAGCCTGAACAGCATATGCTGGTTTAAATAGGATCTTGTAGAACTGTTTTTCGACGTCAAAGTCATCAAAATACGGTGCAATATTTAAATTTGTGTTAATAGGCATCTATTTGATTTCCTTAAAATTCTAAGACCAACTTATATTCTTCTCGTGAAGTTTCTGCTCTTTCTAAAGGAAAGAAATCTTCCATAAAGTATACCGTACCCGATCTTTGTGTATATCTTGATTCAATAACATTATTAGCTACTGGTGTATTTATCTTTATTCTTTGGCCGGTTTGATTAACTAAATCTTTTGTAAAATCTAATGATATATCATTATTAGCTTGATTTATATACGGACCCATGTAATTAGAAAGGTATATTGTATTAGCACTTGGCTTTATTTCATGCACTATTGCACTAAATACAACATCATTGTTAACGTCTGTTTGTGTAACAACACCATTAACAATAACTTTAGCATATTCATCTGTAGTAACTGCTATGCGGTTATCAAACACGTTTGGTGATACTGTGTTCGCATTTAACGGATCTGGAGTAAACTCTGGATTTTTAATTATTCCAACATGCGAATAAGTATTTGTTTTGCCGATCTTATTATTATCTGCTTCCGTGATATACGAATAAAGCAAAATATGACGACATTGTAATTCATCAATTAAGTCAAAGTTATGATATCCGAGTGGAGATAAAATTGGTCTTAACGTTGCTCTAACATCAATTGTGTTTGGGTCTAACGGGTCAAAATCAAATGTAGGATCTACTACTGTTGCTGTAATATTATTATAATTTTTGCCTGTATCTAAAACTTCAATATTAGTAATTCTGCCGTTTAATATTCTTGGAATTGCTTTAGCACCTTCTCCGTCACCTTGAATTTTAATTGTTGGTAAGATTTTAAATGTAGAGTTAATAACAACTCCGTCATCTTTAGGATTGCCAATTACTTTAACTCTTCCTCTGTCTGAAGCTACATCCCAAGTATATGTATCAATAACATAAGTGTATGAAATGTTGTTCGGTGTGTTAACGTATATGGTCATGCCAGAATAATAATTTTGAATTTCATTCAAAAAGTCTGATCTTAACAATATTGTACTATCATTTCCTGGAGGTCCAGCAACTAACCCGCTTTCTACATACGGATAACCAGAGTTATCAATAAAATTCTCTACAAAAATATCACTAACTTCTGAGCCTGTAATAATATTATTTGCGTCAGCCTCGGGATCTGGGTTAATAGCAAAATTTCCAGATAGTGGAATATAACCTGCCGCGTTATAAGCTTCAAACTCTTGTTCTGTTAAGTAATACATAAACTTCCAGACATAACCATCTGGAGTTCTATAAATTTGCTGAAGTGTAGTTGGGTTGTAATTCGGCGGTGTTGTAGATTTTGCACCATTATTATTAGCTAAGCATTTATAAATTCTATAATCGCCAGAATCGTTATTTGTAGGTCCTACAACTGCATAAAAATTTTTATCTTGTAAATCTTCTTTATCGTCATATTGTGTGTATACGCTATCACTTTGCCAAGGATAGTATTTAATCATAAATTTAAGATCACTAGGAAATACTCTTTTACCAAAAACTGCATTTTCTTTAAAAGAGTTTTTGCTAAATTGTGAATTTACTGCTGGAATGCGTGTAAGTACTTCCGTCGCAATAGACGAAACCATAAAATAAAACTCGTTATCTAGAATGTCTTGATAAAACAATCTAGTAGTGTCGTTTTTTAACTTAGTAGTTAGAATAGCTGCCATTTCACTTAACCTTAGCTTTTTTAATATTTATAAACACTTTTAGCCTCTTTTACGAATACGAGGTCGAGGATACGCAAGACCAGTTGTAGGTCTTGCCCTGAAGTTCTTTTGTGGAAAGGTAGAACCAGTTATTGCTCTTTGATTAATCCAACGCGCAAAAAGATTTGCTGCACCTTGCAAACTAGACGTATCCATTGCATCGTCTGTTTCGGTATCAAGCATTTGATTCTGATTAGCATTATTTATTAGCCATGCTTGCGCTTGCGCTTGAGTCATATTTGGCCAGCTTTCTGCAAGTAACGCAAGTATACCAGCTACTTGAGGTGAAGCCATACTTGTACCTTGATATTTGCCAAGCTGATAAGAACTATTTCTTGGGTCATTTGAACCACCACTGTGTAAACTACTTTGAATAGCTTCACCGGCAGCAAACACGTCTACTTGACTTCCGCAATTACTAAACGTTGCTTTATTTTCAAGTCTGTTATTACTAACAGCACCAACAGTTATAACTGGTGCATAACCAGCTCCAGAGCCAGTTCCTTTATTTAAGTCCCAAGTATAGTTTGTTCCAAAGTAAGTAGCATAAAATACGTTATTGTAATCTTGATCTGCGCTATTAACAATTTTCCAATAATCATTGCCGGCTGCAGCAACAACAATAATTCCGTCAGATATAGCATCTTGAATATCTGCGTCACGAGCTGTAAAATAATATGGTATTGTTGCGTTTATATCATTTGCATAAAATCCACGAGCACGCAATTCTGCAACAGTAAGATTACGACCGGGATTAAAGTCTACACCTCGGTAAACTACTCTTGTAGCATTACCAAAATTATCTGCACCAAGTGTAATACTTGAACCATAACTATGATTTGATATTGTTGGATTTTTTCTTCCTGTCGCAGAATTAACTGGCTTACTTAAATGCCAAGCTCTTACATAATCCCAATATGTAGATGAACTAAAACCTGCCGTGCCATTGTTCTGGTTAGTCCCATATATGTTTATATTGTATATGTTAGCATCTCTAGCCCATCCTTGAGTATTACCAGCTACTGTT